CCCACACTCAGTTCTTTCTATGCGATAATAGATGGCGGTCGAGTGTGTTGTATACCTTCTATTACCTGTATGGACTCTGTGTCGTGTCTTACACTAACACTTCAGTGCCACCAACTGTCTAACTTTCATCCGCAAGACGTTCAAAGTAAGAGATTGAATCATCTTCCTCATCTTCATTATAAGACACAGACTTTGGTTCTGGCGCAGGCGCAGATTTAGTCTGAGTAGGTTCAGCGTAGTATGAAGAATCATCAGAAACAAAATCTGTTTCTACTGAAACTGCAGACTGTTGAAGTCCAAGAACACGATCAAGGCGTTCCTTGAGTTGTTCATAAGACTTGAACTTCTCTTCACTTACAAACTCTTGCAATGAATATAGTTGGTTATAGATTGTTTCCAATTCCGAATCATCATCTGCAAGCGCTGCCTGTGAATCGAATTCAGACTTGTCATAGTTACCATAACCGTCAACAGTACGATACTTCAGTTTGAAGTTTGCACCATCCCAAAAATCAAATGGGTTGTAACGAGCTTCATCTTCGAAATGAGGATTCATTGCCTCGTTCAACTTGTCAAAGATTTTCTTACCGTATGAGTAAAGAAAAACTTTTCCTTCATTATCTGGGTTTGCAGGATCTTTTACAACATAAATGTTCGAAAGGAACTTAAGTTTACGTTTACGATCACGGGCAAGGTTTTGATTGTCTTGTGAACCAGTATTCCATAGTTCAGTATTAGACTCACAAACAGGACACTGTTTGTTGATTGTAGTAAGACAGTTATCAATCAACCAACCGCCTGGGCCTTTAAAACCATGATTAAACACACGAACCCAAGGAATATCTTCACCATCTGCAGGGGGAAGGAAACGAATTACAGCATAACTGTTACCATCCTTACCAATAGTTGGTTTCCAAAATCGATCATCGATATTTGATGTGGTTTGTTGTGGGGATTGGGTTTTTTCCAACTCTTCCGCAAGGCGAGCAAAGTTAGAGCGACCTTTTTTAAGGTTTGCAAAAGACATAATTTTTCTCCTTTATACGTTATATGCGTTTTGTATTTTTACTAATATACTATATTATCCAAAGGTTGTCAACTAGTTTTTTTAATTAATTGACCATAATCTTCATAATAATCATCAATCAATATGTCCCTAAGAACATTAACATAATAATTAACATCTATGTCTAAGAAAGACATATAGTCTTTTACTTTCTTAGTGTATATAGGCCAATAAGTTGTATCGTTTATTTTGACCTTATCTATGAAAGCAAAAATCTTTTCAAAGATAATTAACGTTTCTAATGAAAGTTCTCCACGTTTTTCTAAGAATACAATAAATGGGTAGTCATTGTCAATAGATTTAAATATGGAATTAAACTCTATATTTTCCTCAGACGCCCTTGTAAACAATACATGACAATCATTAGTAAAAGTATACTTTATACTTTGAATTCTTTTCTTCCAATTTTTATATGTATCGTAAGATTCTTTATCTAAAAGATTTCCTGTCCACATAAACTCATTACGAGAAATTGCAAGATTACCATTTTCTGTCACATTCAAGAATAATGCGAGCAGAAACTCTTCTAAACTTTTTTTATCAAACCTTCTTGAAAGTTCTTCAAAAGTTCTTCTATCTCTCCTACCATAATATGTCTCTTTCTTCGGAGAAACTTTTCCTTTATACTTTATAAAATCATACTCACTATTAAAATGACTTTTCATTGCAAGGTAAATTTTAAACGCCTCAAAGTCATCTATCTTCTTACCAGACATAGTAATCATAGAGGCAATTTTTCCGTAGACTTCTGAACCATGTTCAGTCCTTCAGCCTCGTACTTGATTTTTTCTTTTATGAAAGGACTCAAAAGAGAAACTACATTTTCTATCTCTAAATTATTCTTCTCGCAATAGTATGTGATTGTATCAATATATGTACTGTTTAATTTAGAAACTTGTTTTTCTATCTCATCACTAAATTCTTTTGAACTCTTAAGTTTCAACATTATAATAAATTCTCCTTAGATATGTGTTACAGCGTATAATACGCTATAACACACGTTTTGTCAATAGTTTATTCTGATTTCCAGATAGTCCAAAGACCATAAACAATCGCTGCATATGCAGCCCATGTAATTAAACCATCAAAGAGTAGTGCAACAACACCCATCGCAATAAGTGCGCCACCATCCCATGATGTTCTTTCTGTTAATCTAGCTTTGATCCAATTTACCATATTACATTCTCCCTATAATACTTGTGATTTCAACTTGTGCCACTGGGTCTAAATTCATAGCACTTACATCTTCCGTTTCGAAAGTAATATCCGCCCTGCAGTCTACCTTAGACCCCTGCTTTGAAAAATAATTGGGCAGAACTTTAAAATAACTGTTTTGTGAATTTATAAAGTCTCTGAAAATAAACTCATTCTCGCCAAGTTCCTTACCCACAGACAAAGAAAATCCTACGGTTGGAATCTTATCTATATCCCATCTTAAAATTCTTTGCCATCCAAGTGGAGCGCCTGGACATAAATCTCCTTTAGTATAAAGTTCCGTACTACGAACAGGAGTATTATCAGAGATTACTTCTGTAATTCTGAATCTCAACTTAGAATCTACTGATGCTTTATAATTAGAATATATTTTTATAGATTGTTCTTGTGCTGTATTGTTTTGATAAATGTGGGTAGAATTGTTTGCGTTACTAATACTTTCACCAATCTCTGGTTCATCAAGTGGAATGATACCACATTGAACTCGATCTAAAGTATTTGTTTTTTCATATTCAAATTTGATAGTAGTAGCGGGGTTTACTCGAAAGATTTTTTCTCTGTAATTGTTAGTAGCAGGCAAAAGAATGTTTCCATCAAATAGTACAATATCACTAGATCGAATGCCAGGCTTTCTTTTAAAACCGCCGACAAACAAATGTCCCGCCCTTGTTCTTGTGTTGTAATCATACATCACTCCCAAATAGTCTGGGACTCCTACATATCTTCTTGCACTACTTTTTAGATATTGAACCATGTTTTTTATTTCCTACAATTGTGCTTTATATTCTGTTATCATTTCTATCAATCCATTGATATGACTATCACGTTTAGAAGTATAAACTTCCGCATCTTTTTGGTCATCAATGGCCGCAATGATTACTAGATTATTTATAGGAATTTTTGTCCTCTCTTCAAACATAACAGCATAACCAGATGCTTGTCTGAAGTAGTTCTCCAGTTTATTTGGATGCATTGACTTTCTTGATGTTTTAAAATCAATAATAGAAAGTTTACCATCAAAATATGCAATACAATCACATTTTCCCGCAATTCCTAGATGTCCAGAATACATTGGCCACTCTTGAACATATACATCATCTAATCTAGTATCAAGAGTTTCTTTCAATGTTAGAAACATCTCTGTATCATTCGGCATGAGTTTACTATAATCTATTTCTATGTTATTTATATAATCTTCACACAACTGATGCACAGAAGTTCCTCTTCTTGCGGCCTGAGTAGTGATTCTATTAGCTTCTTTTTCGCCTACACGGTTTCTCCACTCCATTATGGACTTCTTAGAAAAATGTGATATGACAGTTGTTATCGAAGGATATTTGTTGCCATCTTCGTCATAGTAATATCTAGTACCAGACTTAAGGGTTTCACTTCTCAGTGAAAATTCAGGCAAATCCAATTGAACATGATTAAACATAAATTACTCCAAAGTTGACTACATTATATCAAATATCCTTCGACATGTCAAGCAGTTTTTACGATATTTCTTCTTGTCTTGTTTTAAGTTCTTCTATCGCTTCGTCAATATTCTGTATTAGAGCATTTTCAATTCCATAATGTCTGTCCATAATGGCCTGCAATACAATTCCCATAAAACTCAAATCATCAACAAGGGCCTTATTACTTAAGTCAAAACCATACTCCTCTGTCATAATGTAAACAAATTCATCAAGGAGTTCATTTGTAGTCCCAATAGATACATCATAATCTTCATCCATACCACCTAAATTAATAAATGACTTTATATCCTCTAAGTTGTTACTTTTAGATTTTACTTTAGCAGAAAAAATATCTTTAGCTTCGATTATGTTTTCCATTTGAGGCCTCCTTTTAGGCAAAACCCAATTCTAATTTATTAATTATATAGGACTTTACCAAAGGACTTCTGACAATATCTTGTTGCATAAACTCAATGAAAGAAAAACGATCCATACTTTTTATGATTTTCATAAAGTCAAGTATTCCATCTTTTTCATCTTTCCATTTAAAGTCTGACTGTCTAAAGTCTCCACAGAAAATTATTTTACAGTTGTCTCCTATTCTAGTTATGACAGAATCCAGTTCATGAAAATTCATGTTCTGGCATTCATCTACAATAATAATACTATCATAAAAGGTCATGCCTCTTATATAAGATGTCGAGTTAAAATTTATGAGGGAAGTTTTTCGTAAACTTTCGTATGCACTGCCGCATTCAAATAATTCGTTTACTATGGTTCTATATGGGGTTTCGTATGATTGAAGTTTTTGTTTTTCCGAGCCGGGCAGAAACCCCATATCCCTTGTCGGAACAACACTTCTGATAATTTGTATATCTCTATAACTAGAAGATTTATTCATTAATTCATCTAGTGCAAGGTACAAAGAGATGTATGTCTTTCCTGTCCCTGCAACTCCATGAAGAAACAAATGGTCTTCATAAAAGGCATCAAACACTTCTTCTTGTGCTGGCGTTATTGGTGTAATTTTTTTAAGATGTGTTCGTGTATCTATCCCTATTAATCTACTATTACTGTTTGATTTTGTCTTTCTAGCTTTTCTACTCACTAATGAGACTCCTTTGAAAGTTGGAATCCACGGTGAAAAATTACATATTAAATTTAGACTCTGTTTTTACTGCACCAGGCACTTTGGCCACTCTATCTAAAACATTCTCCTTAAATGATTGTGGAACTTTTTGTCTGCCCATGCGAACAGGATCTCCAATATTTGGAGCACCAGTAAGAAATTGTTGGATTTTTCCTGTGATTTGACAGCTTGGACAAGAGCCATTTAAATGTTCTTCTCTTTCAGCAATACGACACCAAACTTCAAATTCATGATCACAATCTGTACATTTAAAATCATATCTCGGCATAATATTATTACTTCTCCATAATGTGTTTTTGCGTGAATTTATTTTTCACAATAGTATTCCATTGGTTAAGTTTAATTTTACATTTTCTAATCAATAAAGGATCATTTGTGTTATTTCTGACATAAACCCATTTTCGTCCTACTTTAACCACAACAGTCCTTCTTCCAGAACCAATTCGAGGCATTTCATCCTGTAAGTGAACTGAATAAATCTGTTCTTTCACTATAAATTACCTCTATCATTATATATCTCTAACCATCTCTACAATATTGCGTTTCACGCATTTTTAAAAATAGGGGGCGTTGCACCCCCTATCAATTTTACTCTTTAGTTGAAATAAAAGTATACAACTCTTGAGCCTTTTTCATGATGTCTTGAGGGGCAGGCATTTCTGGTTTCAAGTGTTGTGTATGTTGAACCAATTCCTCAACACTTTTATTCCATGTCTCTGCAGTCGCATTCAAAGTTTGCCAATATGTATCCATTGCCATATGGTAACTTTGTTCAGACATATCTTTTGCCATTTTTAAAACTTCTAGTCTAATTTCAAATGGATTTTTATTACTCATCATATTTCTCCTTTTCTGTGTGATGTGTGTAATTAGCAACTTTATAGGAAGTTGCCACCTTTATTATATAGTATGAAAATCAGAATGTAAAGCGAAATCCAACTGATGTATCTTCATATTCAAAATCATGATCTGCACTAATATCACTGTAAAGAGAAAGTGCAGGAGATACTGCATATGAAACTCCTAAATTAACACCGTCAAAATTAATTGTATCAGATGCTAAGTTACGATCATATGAAAAATCTGCCCATGGGCGTAGCACCAATCCTTGTGGAAGTGCCATTGTGTATCCTAATTCAGATGTAAATTTTTCATTTTCCAAACTATATTCAACTTCGCCATCTACATGGCCTCTAATTCCTTCTGCCATTGCAGATGTGCATAAAAAAACCGCCGAAGCGGCCCCGAATAAAAACTTTGTCATTTATTAAATCCTTTTACTATGACTGCGGGCCCGTTTGGTAACAAGGTGGAACCCATACCCCGCTGATCATGCTGCTAGAGCAAACTCAGGTGCAAAGTTATCGTTTGCGTTTAGTTTTGTTCGACCGAATATCGTAGGTCAACACGGTAATCTACTCTCATCTCTACACACCTGTCGATCCTAGTTCGCCCCCATCATAAACACACCCTGCGTAGTCTTCTACGGTAATCCGTTGGGAACCTTACTGCGCCTTACGGATGTGCTTATGGTGGAGGCGTTGGGTACTGCCCCCAAGTCCAGTATGTATGTTGAAT